GCTGGTGTACGACTGCTGGCTATCGGAGTAACGGATCATGTGGCTTGGGAAAGCACCTCAGGTCCAAGTGCAGACGATGAAATGTTTATGGTAGGATAACAGATATGCAAGTAGAAATTACGTTTACTCCCGACTGCGAAGACGATGGGTTTACTGGTAGCACAACAGTGGTACGAGGGAACATTGAGGATTTGTACGATCTAGGTAACGCCTTGTCTCATGCAGTACGAGCAGCAGGGTTCACCTACGTAGATAACGTAGCCTTCGAGAAGGAGGATGGTACGATGGTGTTTGGTGACCTATGACTGACAGAGGAAAGGTACTAATCGACGGTGACATTATAGCCTATCGTGCAGCCTTTTCTACCGAAGACAAGCTGGAGCAAGCTACGAAAGATAAAGTTGATGATTTAGTCGGGAGTATTCTTGACCACACTATTGACTTTCCTTTCCCTTGCTCCAGTGACTATCAAGTGTTCCTAACTGGACGTACTAACTTTAGGTTTGAGGTGGCTATATCGTACCCATACAAGGGCAACAGAGCAGCTAAGGATAAGCCTAAGTACTTACGTGCAGCAAGGGACTACATGATAGACAAGTATGACGCTATTGTTAGTGTTGACGAGGAAGCTGATGACCTTCTAGCTAAGGGGGCCGCTGCACTAGACTACAAGTGTGTGGTAGCCTCAGTAGATAAAGATATGTTACAGTTACCATGTTGGCACTTTAACTTTGGTAAGAATACTTGGTTTAAGGCAGATGAGTTAGGTGGGCTACACTTCTTCTACACTCAGATACTAACTGGGGATGCTGCGGATAACATTAAGGGTCTCAAGGGTATCGGACCTAAGAAGGCTGAGGTCTTAATGAAGGACGTAACTGATGAAGCTAGTATGTGGGATGTAGTAGTAAAGGCTTACGATGGTGATGTAACTAGGATTATAGAAAACGCGAGGCTACTATGGCTAAGACGGTACGACGATCAAATGTGGGAGCCTCCAGAGGTAACTTAACTAAAGCTGGACATAGATCAGGACTTGAGGATAAGATTGCGGACCACCTCAAGTCTCTGTCTGTGGTTTACAAGTACGAAGAGTTTAAGATTAAGTATGAAGTTAACGAGGTTAGGACTTACACTCCTGACTTCGAGTTAGCCAATGGTATCATAATCGAAGGTAAGGGTAGGTTCGTTAGTGCAGATCGAAAGAAGCACTTATTGGTAAAGAAGCAGTATCCTACCCTTGACATACGATTTGTGTTCAGCAATAGTAAGTCTAAGATAAACAAGGGATCAAAGACAAGTTATGCTGACTGGTGTGTTAAACATGGGTTTCAGTATGCAGATAAGTTGATCCCTGTAGAATGGACAAAGGAGTAATACATGAGTAATAAAACAGCAGTAATCTTTTCGTGTGGTCACTCAGACCCTTCGGTTAGTAACGATCGGTACAGTTGGCTAGGGGAGTTCCTCTATGACATCAAGCCTGATTATGTAGTAGACTTGGGTGATGGCGCTGATATGCGGTCGCTAAATACATTCGACACTCGTCGCCCAGAAGCTATTGTTAGCCAGAGTTATGAAGCTGACATTAACCACTACAATGATGCGCAGGAACGGATGCGCTGGAAGTTCCGTCACCACAAACGTAAACGTCCACAGTATTATGGCTTTGAGGGCAACCATGAAAATCGAATCAAAAAGGCTATTGGACATGACCCAAGATTGCAGGGATCGAAATACGGGATTTCCTTCGAGCATCTTCAAACAAACCACTGGTTCGACGAATACCACGAATACCACAATAGCGCCCCCTCCATCCATGATTACGATGGGGTATCTTATGCTCACTTCTTTAGTAGTGGGAACTTTGGTTCAGCTATGTCTGGTATGCATCATGCTAATGGGTTACTACAACAGCGTGGCTCTAGTGCTACTTGTGGCCACAGCCATAAACGTGATCTTAAGTTTAAAGATGGTTCTCACCCTCAGGGTATTGTGGGCTTGGTCGCGGGTTGCTTCAAAGGGGCAGCAGAAACGTGGGCAGGACAAGCTAATAATGACTGGTGGTCAGGTGTTGTAGTTAAGCGAGAGTTGTGCAATGGTATGTATGAGCCAGAGTTTGTGTCACTCAAGAAACTAAAGGAGACTTATGGGTAAGCGTAGTTCATACGAACGTGTACCTCGTGACTACTACCCAACACCGTTAGCTGCTGTAGAACCCCTGATCCCGCACTTGCCATATACGTTTGACTACGTAGAGCCTTGTGCTGGTGACGGGAGGCTAGTGGAACACCTCAGTAAGTTAACTGATGGTCACGCGGAGTGTTTATTTAAGTCGGATATAGAGCCACAAGGTCAAGACATACAGGCTATGGACGCTCTTACGTTATCACTGGGGGCTTATGGGGTAGTAGACTTCTGCATTACCAACCCACCGTGGGAGCGTAAGTTTCTTCACCCTTTTATTGACCACTGGGTTGACTTGTGTCCTACTTGGGTGTTATTCGATGCAGACTGGATGCACACTAAGCAATCAGCGGGACTTATGACGTACTGCGCTAAGGTAGTATCGGTAGGGAGAGTTAAGTGGATTGAGGGCAGCAAGAACACAGGTAAAGATAACTGTTGTTGGTACTTGTTTGACAGAGATGCAGAAGTAACAGAGTTTTATGGAAGGACTATCTAAATGATTACACTAGAGGATTTACACGCTATGGCAGACGAAAGCAAAGAGATTTGGTCATTGCCAGCTATGTCAACTAAGCAGTATAGCGACTGGGTTGAAGGTAAGATCATCACTGAGGGTGACGAGCGTTTAGTTGAGAACGTATTAGGTCTAGTTGGTGAAGCTGGGGAAGTAGCTGAGAAGGTTAAGAAGATGATCCGTGATGGGACTAAGGTTGTCCCTATGGATATCATTAAGGAGATTGGCGATGTTGTTTTCTACTGTACCGCATTGGCTAATCATGTTGGTTATGGGCTTGACACAGTAGTTGATATCAATGTAGTTAAGTTAAATGGTCGTGCTGAACGTGGCACTATCAAGGGGAGTGGGGATGAGCGGTAATGACAGTTTATACTAGGGTTCTGGCTGAAACTTATCTTTGTGATGGAGTGACTTGTGACTATGTTATGGGTTATTACAGGGGTAAGTTGCCTTATAAGGATACTATGTTTGCTGATGGAGACAGGTTCTACGGTGCTTACATAGAAGTCTTGGACTTATCTTATGAAGACTTTAAGAAGTTGCAATCTCGTAATCCAGCAGGGGATATGGTTTATCCTGTGGAAAACGCTTTATCAAGTGCTTGGGAGGATGAGGAATGAGTTGGTTCTGGAGATACATTAACTACCTAGCTACATGGCGTACACACCGTAACGCTATCAAGCAGTTAAACATGCTGACTGACCGAGAGTTGCGAGACGTTGGCATTAGCCGCAGTGATATTGACCGCATGGTGTGGTTGGACGAAGATAAAGACAAACGAGGAAGAGAAACTAAATGAGCAGCAACCTATTACCAACAGACTACCAATCGTTTATCCACAAGTCACGTTATGCACGTTGGCTTGACGATAAGGGCCGACGAGAGAACTGGGGAGAGACTGTATCACGCTACATGGATAACCTAGTAAAGCCTGTCACTGGTACAGATACCCTCGTTAATGATATTGAGCAGGCTATCCTTGGGCTAGAGGTTATGCCTTCCATGCGGGCGCTAATGACAGCAGGTACAGCGTTCAACCGTGACAACACAGCAGGCTACAATTGTAGCTACCTTCCAGTGGATGACATCCGTTGCTTTGATGAAGCTATGTTTATCCTTCTGTGTGGCACAGGTGTTGGGTTCTCAGTTGAGCGACAGTCTATCTCTAAGTTACCAGATGTCCCTGACGAGATGTTTAGTAGCGACACTACTATTGTAATCAAGGATAGTAAGGAAGGTTGGGCCAAAGGCTTACGTCAGGTCATCTCTCTGTTGTACTCAGGTAATATCCCTAAGTGGGACACATCACTTGTACGACCAGCAGGAGCTAAACTAAAGACCTTTGGTGGTCGAGCGTCAGGTCCAGCACCCTTGATTGACTTGTTCAACTTTGTAGTGCGTAAGTTCTGTGATGCTAAGGGACGCCAGCTTAGTTCTATTGAGTGTCACGATATTATGTGTAAGATTGGTGAGGTGGTTGTAGTTGGTGGCGTACGTCGTTCAGCTATGATCTCCCTTAGTAACCTGTCAGATGACCGTATGCGTCACGCTAAGAGCGGTTCATGGTGGGATAACGACCCACAACGAGCGTTAGCTAATAACTCGGTGTGCTACACAGAGAAGCCTGACAGTACTTCATTCATGCGTGAGTGGTTGTCCTTAGTGGAAAGTGGATCAGGAGAGCGAGGGGTATTCAACCGTCAAGCATCTAAGTCACAGGCAGCTAAGAATGGCCGTCGTGATGTTAAGCATGAGTTCGGTACGAATCCTTGCAGCGAGATAATTTTACGCCCATACCAATTCTGTAATTTAACGGAGTGCGTAGTACGAGCTACAGATACGATAGAAGACTTGGAGCGTAAGGTTAAGGTCGCTACTATCTTAGGTACGATCCAGTCTACACATACTAAGTTTCCTTATCTACGTAAGATTTGGCAGAAGAACACGGAAGAGGAACGTCTGTTAGGTGTCTCGTTTACTGGCATCATGGACAACCCTCTAATGACAACTAA